AAAAAGAAAAAGCGGAAAAATAAAAATTCGAGTGGAGAAGAGGTGCAGGTATTATCGTTTGATTGCACATATGAAGTAGAATCATCATCAAGCCAGTTAAGCATGTGGGATTTTGTAGAAGATCCCATGAGCAAAGATTGGGAGGATGAAGTAGAAAGTCGCCTGGTCATCGATGAGGTACTTACCCAAAAGGAAAAGGCATTGCTGTACATGCGGTTGTCCGGATGCCGCTATCGTGAAATCGGTAAACGGCAGGGGTACAGCGGTCAGCGCGCCCACGTAAAAGTAACTGAAATCAAACAAAAAGTAAGAACAGCATTTATGTAAGCATGTAAGAAAGGAGACGAGTCCCCGGCCGGGAAAGATATATCGGGCTCCTGAAAAGATCATGACATACAAAGAATTTTTAGAGACAAAAATTGAATTGGCAACAGAAAGCGGATTTGAAGTAAATCCGGAACAGGTCAATAAGGTATTAAAACCGCACCAAAGAGATGCGGTAATATGGGCGTTGAAAGGTGGCAGACGTGCCTTGTTTGAATCTTTCGGACTGGGAAAAACAGTCCAGGAAATAGAGTTCTGCAAGTTGGCAGCAGAACACGGAAATGGCAGAGCATTGATCGTGTTGCCGCTTGGTGTAAAGCAGGAATTCACACGCGATGCGGTGGAGGTTTTAGGCTACGAAAAGCCGGAATACTGCCGAACAATGGAAGAGGTCTATGCGTGCAAAAACAGGATAGTATTGACCAATTATGAGAGGGTCCGCGATGGAGATATTCGCCCGGATTATTTTGTGGCGACATCCCTGGACGAGGCGAGCGTCTTGCGAAGTTTTGGAAGCAAGACATATCAGACGTTCCTGGATAAGTTCAAGAACGTGCAGTACAAGCTCGTGGCAACGGCTACACCATCGCCCAATAAATACAAAGAGTTGATTCATTACGCGGGATATTTGGAGGTCATGGACACCGGACAAGCCTTAACAAGGTTTTTCCAGCGAGACAGTACAAAGGCAAATAACCTGACGTTATATCCCAATATGGAAGATGAGTTTTGGATGTGGATGTCAAGCTGGGCGTTATTCATCACGCGTCCGTCAGATTTGAACCCATCTTATTCGGATGAAGGATATGACTTACCGGATCTTGATGTCAAATGGCACGAGATACCGGTACAATATGGAGGCACTGCAGATAAAAGCGGACAGATTCAGATGTTTCAAGATGCGGCAGCAGGATTGAAAGAAGCGGCGGCGGTAAAAAGAGACAGTATCGATGTCCGGGTGCAGAAAATGAAAGAGATAGTAGAAGAATCTCCGGAAGATCATTTCCTTTTATGGCATGACCTGGAAAGCGAACGGCACGCAATCAAAAAGGCATTGCCGGAAACCGTAGATATCTATGGTTCGATGGACTATGAACTCAGGGAGAAAAGAGTGATTGACTTTGCGGACGGCAGAACACGGCTTTTTGCCACAAAGAAATCATTATCAGGATCCGGCTGCAACTTTCAGAAGCACTGCCACCGGGAGATCTTTTTAGGGATTGACTATGAATTTAATGATTTCATCCAGGCAATTCATCGCTGCTATCGTTTTTTGCAGACACAAACGGTCAGAATAGACATCATTTACATGGAAAATGAACGGCGAGTAAAAGAAGCATTGCTGGAAAAATGGAAGAATCACAATCGGATGGTTTTTAAGATGATTCAAATTGTAAAGCAATATGGTCTAAATGAAGAAAACAAAACAGAACGACTGGAAAGGAAGATGGGCGTGAACGGAAGCAGAGAAGAAAGAACAGTAAAAGGCAATCACTATGAAGCGGTCTACGGCGATTGTGTGGAAGAAACAAGAGAAATGGAAGACAATAGCATAGATCTGATCCATACATCGATACCATTTGGAAATCATTATGAGTATAGTGCAAATTATAATGATTTTGGACACAATCAGGACACGGAACGATTCTTTGAGCAGATGGACTATCTGACACCGGAACTGCTCCGAGTGTTAAAGCCGGGAAGAGTAGCGGCTATTCACGTCAAAGACAGAGTGCTTTTTGGAAATGCTACAGGTACCGGCATGCCGACAATAGAACCGTTCCATGCAGATTGTATCGCACACTATAAAAAACATGGATTTCAGTATTTTGGTATGATTACCGTTGTAACGGACGTAGTCCGGGAAAACAATCAGACGTACCGCCTTGGATGGACAGAACAATGTAAGGATGGTACTAAGATGGGCGTAGGATGCCCGGAGTATATTCTGCTCTTCCGGAAACTGCCGACAGACCATTCAAAGGCATATGCGGATGTTCCGGTACAGAAGTCAAAAGAAGAGTATACCAGAGCGCAGTGGCAGATTGACGCGCATGGATACTGGAGAAGTTCCGGAGACAGACTTGTCGCAAAGGAAGAATTGGAACAAGTATCGGTAGACAGTCTGCAG